TTCTGTTGGCTTCGACCCCCTGTCAGGCACCCTCGAAGTCGAGTTCCGATCAGGCAGCGTCTACCTTTACTTCCAGGTCCCACGTTACGTGTTCGATGGCCTCATGAGTGCCAACTCCAAGGGAAGCTATTTCGATGAGGTCATTCGAAACGCCTTCCAATATCAACGCGTGAACTGATTCTGTTCCGCCCTCTCCCCGGAGCCTGTCTCCCGCGTAAGCTCCCTCTCGGGCTGCATCTGCGGGCATCGGCTACTTCCTCCCGAGGGAGGCCGGTTCGCGCTTGGCGTGTTCCAGATTGGTCCTGGATGTGGGAGGCGGCTGGTGCTACTTCTTGCTTGCCCCGCTTCGGGACCTAGCGCACCAGAGCGCCTAGCGCGCCAGCGAGCCAAACCAGTGAGCGCCTTCGAGCGCCCAAACCGAAGGAGGGAAACGCCATGCTGCATATGGCTATCCTTATCCTCCAATTACTGGCCGCGATCCTGGACCTTTTAGCTAAGCTGTCCTGAAGCTCCACCGGAGCGGGGCATTAAGCCGCCTCCCCATCCAATCCCAACCTGTCAAAGAGCATCCCGGCTCGCCATCGCCTGAAGGCGGTTCGCGTTTGACGCGTCGTTGAGGTGGATAGTAGCCAAATGGCGATCATAGTCAAGAATGTTTTTCCCCTTGGCTATGTAAGGTCAAAAAAATACCCCAGGATATGGAGAAAGATCTCACGCGCGACGGCAGAAAGCTCTTGACTGTATGGATAAGTATGGATAGATTCATCCCATGAACAGCAGGGAAATCATACGGGCGATCGAGGCTGAGGGCTGGTACATGGTGGAAAAGCACGGAAGCCACTGGCAGTTCAAGCACGCATCCCGCCCCGGACGCGTGACGGTGCCTCACCCGAAGAAGGATATCCCTCTTGGAACTCTTAAGAGCATTGAGCAGCAGTCAGGCGTCAGACTTCGCTAGGAGGACTTATGGCAGCGTATATCGGCATCATCCACAAGGACAAGGACAGCGACTTCGGTGTGAGCTTCCCCGACTTCCCCGGCTGCGTCACGGCGGGGAGCGACATGAACGAAGCGGCCATGATGGCAAAGGAGGCCCTGGTCTTTCACATCGACGGAATGACCGAAGATGCAGAGCGCATCCCCCTTCCGTCCACCCTCGAAGCCGTGCAGGCGCATGAATTCGCGGAAGGGGCGGAGGCCTATATCGTGGTGGATGTGAGAGTACCCGCGCGCAAGGCGGTCAAGGTGAGTATCACGATCCCGGAGGAAGACTTGGCCACCATTGACAGCTACGCCAAAGAGCACGGGATGGCTCGAAGCGCGTTCCTGGTGCATGCCGCTCGGGAAGCGATGCGGGGGTAGGGGGGAAGAAAAGGCTTTCTCAGGGCTACAGGGCCGGCCCCAAGAAGTAGATCACGGCAATGGCTGCTCCACAAATGCTGACAAAAAACGCTATGCCCAAGGTGGAATCAACATCAAAGGTTTTTGCCATCCGTCAAAAAGGCTTTTTCGTGCCCTTCTTCCCGGTGTATGGATTTTTATTACCCTTCGTGCTGTAGTTTTTGTATTTTGAATACCCGGGGGCTGTCCTATGATATGAAGTCACATTTGTACCTTTTTTTGTTCGATAACTTTTTACTCTCACATCACTCGCATATGAAGCGCTAGAATGCAAAATATAAAGAAATATAATAATGAACGGAATAAAACGCATTCTAGTCCTGTTTCCTGGATTTTGATGGTCTTAGCTCTTTCCTGTCCCAGGTTTATTTAGCTTGGGCTCCGAGAGCTGTAGTGAATTTGTCAGCTATCATTCCTTTATAAAAGCCGTATTCAATGTTTTTTACCATCATCTTGTTGTTTATTGGGAAAGATGACCCGGGTTTGACAATTTCATTGACAATTGATGCTCTACCCTCCGCGTTAAGCTCTGGCGAAATTAATGTCTCCATAACCCCAAAGCATAACAAAAGCTCGTTGCGCGTAGAGTCCGATTGATCGCCATTGTCTACAGTAATTGAGACACTGTTTATATGCTTGCCGTCAATGCCAATAAACTTCAGATTAATTGATTTTCCAAAGTGTGCTAAATCAATATACCCGTCTTTTAATTTAAGCCTACCTGTTTTATAAGCCTGCTGGCTTACGCCTATCGCCGTTAGTTTCGAATTGAATTTCTTGATAAACGAGTCTGTTCCGATGCCCAGTGTTGCATTCTCTTTGGCATTGGCGGGTATGCTAACACAGAGGCATAGAACGAACATTAATAAGATTTTTTTCATATGTAATTATCTATAGTTCCTTCCCAGCCCAAAGCACTCGCCCGATCACCGCGAATCCGTCTTCATCCCCAGGAACAACTCGCACGTCCTGGTAATCCCTTGCCCGGTTGTCTCCCATAAAAATGAGAGCGTCCGGAGCCCGGCGGAAGCGCTTGACGTAAATACCTTCGCCCTTGCGCACAACGTACACACGGTCCTCGCCGAGTTCTCGGGCGTTGTCCGACTCGTCCACGAGCACCACGTCACCGTGGTTGATGGTGGGGGCCATCGAATCCCCCGATATCTCCATAACCCGGAGGCGATCAGGGCTAGCCGGCGTTCTGGTCCGCAGCCATTCAAGGCGGAAGGCTAGGCCACCTTCGGTCTCGCCACTGGTTTCCAACGAACCACCACCCGCCGCAGGACGTGCCTGTGCCTTACGGATGAAGGCATACTCTGGGCCATGAAATTCATCTTCAGAGACAACCTTTAAACCAGCCGCATCGGCAATTTTCCCCAAAGCCTTCAGCCACTTTGATCTTTCCCCGTCAAGGATTCTTCCCAAAGTGGTTGAATGTGTTCCTGCCGCTTTGGCCAAGCGATAAGGCTTGGAATCAAAGCGCTTTTTCAAGGCAAAATCCAAATTATGAATCATGTCTTCATGGAATCCCATATACTGAACCATAACCACACCTCCCATCCACTTGGCTATCCGCCAAGAGGAGAAAACGGCCTTGACATAATTGGCCACTTGGCTATCAATGCCCCATGAACCTCGCGCAAGACATCCAAAGCTGTCTCCGTTCCCGAGGCTGGACCCCTGCGGTTCTGGCCCGTGAGGCTGGCGTTAAAAGTGTCCAGGCCATTACCCGAGTGCTCAAGGGTGAGAGGGAGGGCATGCACTCGAAGAACCTGCTCAAGCTCGCACCCTTTCTGTACGGCTCCAACTCCCCCACGGACTCACGCCCCGACGCCCAGAGGACGGAATGATCGCCATCCGCGTTCTGCTCATCGCCTACGCGGTCTGGTCCGTGGGGTTTGCGCTCTGGGAGGGCATGCGGTGGTTGGTTCAACCTGTAACGGCCCGAGAGGGCAAGGAGTAGGGAATGGAAGATACCGAATGCGCAGCCAACACCCAGCACTTTGACGTTCAGATATGTTCCACTCTCGGGTCCGAACTTGTGGACATCGTGAACGTCCTCCGGGGCCTGAACACCCCGGAGGATGACATTCGCAAAACGCTTATCAACCGATGTTACTTCGCTAAAAATGCGTGAGGGCTGCCTTGTGGGCTCGGACCATCTCCTTGACCACCTCGTCAAGTTTTTCGCCCATTTGGTTCTTTCCATTGTTCGAAGTGGCGGCAGCAAGGACAAGATTCGAGGCAACAATGCGGTCTGCGCCTTGAGTAATAGCTTTCGTGAGTTCGATGATTCGAGATTCGTCCATTTCGTTCCTCCTCTCGGTTTGGGTTTGGGTGGCACCGATCCAATACCGGGCGGAGGGGCGAAAATAAAGGCTGAGGGGAAATAAATGTCCTGCAACCTATGTTCGCACTCACGCCCGGGCGCACTCACGCCTGACCACGCCTGTAGTCTCGGGCTCAATGCTCGACGCCCGAAGTGCGGCTGGTTCAGGGACATCGAGGCCATGGCAGCGCACGCAGCCGGCGTGCTCCCTACGCCTCCCATAACCACCCCTGCCACTGAGACGGGCCATGGCCAAGGTGCTCCAGAATGATGGCCTCGATCTCCAGTGCGGACTCTGCAGCCGTCCCCGCCAAGGGCAGCTTCCGAAACTCCGGATGTTTCCCCGGCTCCTTGATGCGCACCAGGGCTGTTGGACCTGATGTGAAGGTTACACTGATGTCCATAACCATGCCCATAACCGGTTAGAGGTGGGGACAATGAGCGAAAAATTCATCAAACAGGTCAACATCAAGATGAGCGAACCCAGATTCGCATATCTTTCACAGCGTGCCGCAGAGTTTGACCTAAGCCTCTCGCAATATCTCCGCATTTGCATCCTCCATGGGGAAGCTCACGTTGAACATGCCGTATGTCTCAACCAGTTCGATCTGGCGGCCTCCCTCGTTAATTCCGAGAATATCACCCCCCCAAAACCTGTCAGTAAACTCACGATATAACCGGGACATAACCACGGTATAACCGGTTATACAGAGGTTAGTATGGCAACGGCTCCAACGGTTAAGGTCAATGCTCTGGCCTGGCGGGCAAATCTCCAGGAATACCCTCTCGAAATGGAGGGGGCTTGCATCCGGATAGAGACCTATCTTGCTAAATCTACTGACAAAATCAGGGGTTCGCGAGACCTGGATTCCTGGGCACGACTCTTGGGAAAAACTCCAGAGGAGTGTGTGGAGTTACTGCGCACCCTCGTCCGTGCAAATCTCCTGGTTATATCATGCGGTATAACCGAGTTAGTAACCGGGTATAACAGCGATATAACCATATCTCTACCGGGTAATACCTCAACGGGTATTGCCGATCCTGACGCGTTGGAGATCCAGCGTCAAAAGAACCGGGAGAAGCAGAGGCGGTTCCAGGAACGGAAGCGTTTGGCCGCACTTGAATCCCAGGGGGGCTCATGACTCCCCAAATCTATCCCCGCGACCTTACCGGCCTCAAGTTCGGGCGCCTGACCGTGCGCAAGGCATCCAAGAAGCGCGACGCGCAGGGGAATATCCTCTGGCTGTGCGACTGTCAGTGCGGAGGCATCAAGTACGCCAGTCGCGTCCATCTCAGGCGCGGCCAGGTCATCTCATGCGGGTGTGCCCAGGCCGAGCAGAAGTCCCTGGCCATGTCCCATCATCGCGAGACACAGGAGCAGCTCAAGGCCGTGCTGGAGGAGAACCAGGAGCTTCGTCAGGAGATACAGTCCATCCGGTCCAAAGGTGGCTTCGGTGACCAGGAACGCCAGAAGCTGCTGGATCAGATCCGCGACCTCGAATCCGAACTCGGCTGGCACCAGGTCACCCTGTGATCGACCTCAACTCGAAATCTGCCCCCGCGATCTCGGCGCGCGTCAACTGGCACATCGACCGAGCCATCGACATCGAGGCCGCTGCGCAGCCGAAGCGTGATTACCTGGGCGCGTCGGTGCTGGGCGATCCGTGCGAGCGTGCCGTCCAATATTACGCCATAGGCATCGAGCAGGATTCCATCCCCTCCGGCACCAAGCAGGACATTTTCCAGCGCGGGCATTGGATTGAATCACTCATGATTCGGCGTCTGCGAGCGGCGGGGTTCATCCTGGCCGACATCGATCCGCGCACCGGAAAGCAGTTTGAAACCGCCTGGCTGGACGGCCAGGTTCTGGGTCATCCGGACGGCTTGCTGCTCCACTGGATGGGCCTGGACAAATGCCCGATCGAACTTCCCGCGCTCTGGGAATGCAAAGGCCTCGGCTCGAAGTGGTGGAAGAAGGTTGTCAAGGAAGGCCTGCGCATGGCCTACCCGCGCTACTTCGGTCAGATGCAGCTCCTTATGGGTGGCTTCAACATCCAGCGGGGGCTGTTCACCGCGGTCAACGCCGACACCATGGAGCGTCATCACGAAACGGTGGCGTTCGACCAAAGCACCTACACCAACTTACTGGCCCGGGCCGAGCGCATCTTTCTGGCCAACAAGGTCGGTGAACTGCTGCCGCGCGCCTTCGCCGATAACGCGGGGATGGAATGCCGCATGTGCAATTTCTCCAAGACCTGCTGGAGTGTTCGGTGAATGAAGAAGGGAACCCCCCAATGAAGGTCCTCGACCTCAATATGGCCCGGCGCCAGGATGACGACCGGGCCCCGGCCAAGGTGTCCTTCTCACAGGCCGTGGAGGGTTTCCGCGATGCCTTAGCGGCATCCGGCCTGGGGCGTCCTGAAATCATCACTGACGGGCGCATTCACCGCTTCGACCTGCCGGACGAGAAAGGCGGCAAGAAGGGCGGCTGGTACGTCTACTACATGGACGACAATCCATGCCCGGCCGGTGCGTTCGGAGCATGGAAACACGATTTTCACGAGACATGGAGTTCAAAGGCCAATTGGGAGCTGTCGACGCAGGAAAGGGATCTGCTCACCGAACACCTACGCCAGGCGAGGACCGTTCGGGATGAGGAGCGCAGGCGCGAAGCTGACGAGGCGGCAAGCACGGCTACCGCAATACTCGCAGCTTCCCCTGAAGCCTCCGATGATCACCCCTATCTGCAGCGGAAACAGGTCCGCGCTTTTGGGCTCAAGCTCGGGGAACGCAACACCCTCCTGGCGCCGATGTTCGACACGGCAGGCCAGATCAGGGGGTTGCAGCGGATCAAGGCAGATGGCGAAAAGCTGTTCCTCAAGGGTGTCGATCCCAAGGGGGCATTCGGTTGGATCGAGGGCGACAAGTCCACGGTCTACATCGCCGAAGGCTACGCCACCGGCGCGAGCGTGCACATGGCCACCGGGCAAGCCGTGGCCCTTGCGTTCAACGCCGGAAACCTCGAACCGGCCGCGCAGGCCATCAAGGAGGTGTTCCCGAAAGCAAAAATCATCATTGCCGCAGACAACGACCGGTGGACCACCAAACAGGACGGCGTGACGCCCTGGAACGTCGGTGTGGAGAAGGCGCACAAGGCTGCCGAAGCTGTCGGAGCTCAGTGCGTCATCCCGGAATTCCGGGATCTCTCCACGACGCCCAAGGACTTCAACGACCTCCATGCCCTGGAGGGCCTGGAAGCGGTGCGCATGCAGGCCAAGGGCTACAGCACGCGCATCACCGACTACGGCCTGGCCCAGCTGAACGGCCGGGTTGTGCCCGAACGTGAATGGCTTGTGGAAGGCGTCATCCCCATGGACGGCGCGTTTATACTGGCTGCACCAGGCGGTACAGGCAAAGGTTTGCTCACTCTCGACCTGGCCATCAAGGTTTGCCCGGGTGGCAAGGAAGGGATCGACCTCAATCCGTCTGCAGGTGCCTTCGGTCATCAGGTCATGCAGAAAGGACCGGTGGTCATCTTCTCAGCCGAAGATGATATTGACGAGATCCACCGTCGGGCAGCGAACCTGTGCGGCAAGTTCCCTGAGGGTCTGTACGTGCTTTGTCTGCCGGATATGGACGGCCTCAAAGCCATGGCCATCGAGACACGCGGTGGCTGCGAAGCCACGCCATGGTGGCAAGAAATGGTAGAGCAGATCGTCCAGATTCAGCCGCGCCTGGTCATCATAGACCCGTTGGCTTGTTTCGTCTGGGCGGACCTCAACGACCGCAAAGTCGGCGCCGCCGTCATGGGCATGCTCACTCACCTGGCTAAAAAAGCACACGCCGCTGTCATCGCTGTACACCACCTGAACAAGCTCCCGGACGGAATCAAGGATCTGGAAGCCGCCAAGACCAAGATAAGCGGTTCTGCCGGCTTCGTGGATCACGGACGAGGTGCTTACGTTCTGTGGCCGGAAGAAGAGACCAAAGCCAAGAAGCTCTGCAAGGATCTGGATATCGAATACAAGCGCGGAAGCGTCGTGTGCGGTGGACTCGCCAAGTGCAACTTCCCTGGCGACAACGAACTCAAGACCTTCATCCGTGACGAACGCGGCTTGCTGGTCGTCTCCACCGAGCGCGTGAAGCAGATCGAAGCACAGGTCATGCCCAAGCTGCTCAAGCTCCTGGTGCAGGTTGTGGAGCATGCAGCTGCAGCTGGTCATCCGTTCCAGCATACCGGCAAGCCAGGCCTGTACGAACGCCGCGAGATGCTGCCAGAAGCTCTGCGCTCTATTGGCAAGCACCGTCTTGAGTGGCTGGGTCGCGTGCTGCTCGATGAGAAGAAGATCGCCAAGTATCGCGCTGTCGGAAGCAAGTCCGAAGTCTGGCTCGACGTGCCGACTGGCAACTTCGCCCAGGGAATCGGAACGCTCGAGCATGGCGACTACGAACCGTTCAGAGAGGATGGCAACTCGTAATGATAACGATTGATAAAAGCGTTCCCAGCGGGCTTGTGGGAACGACCGGGAACGCCGGGAACGGAATAATAAATCCAGCATTCATGCGGGTTCCCTGTTCCCGGTCGGAATGCGCCTACAAGCGTTTAGAGCGAAGCTCTAAACGCGTAGGGGCGCATGCGCGAGGGCGCACAGGCGCACGCGAAGAGCAAAAAAGAGGCCAAAAAAGATGATCCAGCTCAGACTGCCCTGGCCGGTGTCGACCAACAAGGCCTGGACGCCTACCGGTCGCAAAGGACTCAGGCTCAATACCAAGGCCAAGATCTACCGCCTGGCGGTCAAGAGCTACGTCCTGGCGGCCAAGCTGCAGGGACTGCCGATGTCCGGACCGCTGGAGGTCAAGATCACGCTCTTGCCGCCAGATCGGCGCAACCGCGATCAGGACAACTTCGCCGGCAAGTCGCTGCTCGATGCGCTGACCAAGGCTGGCGTGTGGAACGATGACTCCCAGCTCAAGCGCACCGTCATCGAGTGGGGCAATGTCATGCGTGGCGGCCAAGTGCTCCTGGAGATCAAGTCGTTCACAGGCCAGCTCGGGGCCGTGGCCTGAGGCCCCCGAGGGGGTAGGGGGGTCTGGAATCTGCGCGGAAGTGCCTTCTAGACCGAACATGAACATTTACGCAGAGTTTTGGACAAAAAAACGGAAAAAGTGGGCTGAACATGGACGACCCCCGATACAAAACTGCACGCTGGCGCAAAATTCGAGCCCTAAAGCTCAGACGCGAACCGTTGTGCCACTACTGCCACCAGGTGGGAAGGCTGACGCCGGCGAACACGGTTGACCACGCCACGCCTCCGGACCGGGGTGGCGACTTCTGGGCATGGGGAAACCTTCGCTCGGCATGTGAGACCTGCAACTTCTCGAAGCAGGACAAGACGGAAGATGAGTTCCTGGCAAAGGGCTGCGGAGCGGACGGCATCCCCCTGGCGCCAGGACATCCGTGGAATCAGGAGGAACAACGTGGGTAAACGTGGACCAGCCCCGGGCGGCAAGATGTCCGTGATCGAGCCGAAGACGGTCAAACGGCCCGGCCCTCCGGCGGGCATGACCAAGCGGGCGCGCGGCAGGTGGATCCAGACCGTCAAGGATTACGCCGTGGACCACTTCAAGGCTGGGGACTTGCCGCTGCTTCGCGCCTACTGCGAGGCCGAGGCCCTGCACTTTCTGGCGTGTGAGAAATGCGACGGGGAGGCGGCCGTGATTGTGATCGAGACTCAAAATGGACCGGTTCCGCGCGAGAATCCCTGGTTCAAGATCATGGAGAAGACGGCGGCTACTCTGGCCAGCCTCGGCTGCAAGCTCCGGATCGTGGCAAACTCGCGAATCACGGCGAAGGCGGCGGCGAAAGAAAGGCCTGAAGAAAAACAATCCAGCTGGAAAATGTTCGGAGTTTAGCCTGTGCTTTCTGACGACGTCATTGACTGGATTCAGCATCTCCGCTGCCCAGACGGGGCACATGCGGGGGAACTCATCCGCCTGCGTGACTGGCAGAAGGCCTTCATCCGCTCGGTCTACGACCCTAAGGCACCTGACGGCCTCCGACGCATCCGGGAAGCCCTGCTGTCCATTCCCAGGAAGAACGGCAAGACAGCCCTGGTGGCCGGGCTCTGCCTCGCGCACATGCTTTGTCCCGGCTTGGCCATCCGTAACGGCCAACTCTACAGCCTCTCCATCGACCTGGAACAGGCCGCGATCCTGTTCAACTACGCCGCCAAGATGGTGGAGATGGACGATTACCTGTCTCAGCGGCTCGTGATCCGCTCGCATAAGAAGGAGATCGTGGACCCGATTGGAGGCTCTATCTACCGGGTCCTATCCGGCGAGAAGAAGGGAAAGATGGGCAAGAGCTCGTCTGTGATCTTCTTCGACGAGCTGGCCGAGTTCGGCCGGGACCGGACGCTGTACGATGCCCTCATGACCTCGCGCGGCGCGCATGCGGAACCCCTGGTGTTTGTGTTCTCCACCCAAGCCCCGGATGACAAGGCTCTGCTCTCGGAGCTGATCGACTACGGCGAAGCCGTGAAGCGTGGTGACATCGAGGACCCTACGGTGGTCTGCTGCGTCTACTCGGCACCGATGGACGCCGACCCCTGGGCCGAGCAGACATGGTTTGACTGCAACCCGGCTCTGAACGATTTCTGCTCCCTCAAGACGATGCAGGAGGCTGCATCAAAGGCCCAGCGCATGCCCAGCGCTGAGGCGGCTTTTCGCAACCTGCACCTGAACCAGCGCATCGACGCTGCGGCCCACTTCATCACGCCCACCGTGTGGAAGGCATGCGGCGGCGAGATTGACCGCGGGCTCTTTGAGTCGGTTCCCGTCACCGGCGGCCTGGATCTGTCCGGCAAAAACGACCTCACAAGCCTTACCTACGTGGCCGAGGACCTGGACGCCAATTGGCACGCGCTGCCCTACTTCTGGACCCCTGGGGACAACCTGCGCGAGCGTGGCGACCGGGACAAGGTCCCCTACCAGCTATGGGTCAAGCAGGGGCATCTGACAGCCGTCCCGGGCAAGGTCATCGACTACCGCTACATCGCCCTGGCCATCCAGGAACACATGGGCATGATGAACATCCAGGGCATCAAGTTCGACCGCTGGAGGATCGAGGATCTGCAGCGCGAGCTGGTGGAGATCGGCGTGGACGCCTGGATCGACGGCCACGACGATCCTATCCCTGGAGGCTTGCGGCTCATCCCGCACGGCCAGGGCTTCAAGGACATGAACCCTGCCGTGGAGATCCTGGAGGACGTGCTGGCCAAGGGTGCGCTGCGGCACGGCATGCATCCGGTGCTGACCATGTGCGCGTCCAACGTGCGGGTTCAGGTTGACCCGGCAGGCAACAGGAAGTTTGACAAGCTGAAGAGTACAGGCCGGATCGACGGTATTGTGTCCCTGGCCATGGCCCTGAACGGAGCAACCGGGGCGAAGCCGGAAGAAAAGATTTCAATCTACGAGTCCCGTGGAATCCTGGCCCTGTAACTATCTTGGAGGAAAAATGAAGTCCGTTGCCCTGGCCCAAGCTGTGCCCGTATCCTCCTTGGAGTCTGCCCTGGAATATGTCCGCGATCACGGGGCGCTGACATTGCCCCTCCTGCGTCGGGCTGTGCGTGACGCGGCGATTCTGTCAGATTTGTCAGTTTACCCGGGCCAGTACGTCGAGATCGGGATGCGGTGGGGCGTCTCGGATGACACCGTGCGGGTCATTGAGGAGACGGCGAAAAAATATAGCCGCACCATGTAGATTTCCGAGGAATTTGCCAGATTTCTCGGAAGAGCGTGCCGTACATGGTGAGCCATCATGCTCACAGACGATACACGCGCTCGCACCGAAACAATGCTCAAGGCTGACGAGGGGCTGGCAAAGCTGCTCCCGGACGGCATGATCGGAGCCTACCTCGACTCGCGCGGCATCTGGTCCATCGGCTACGGATGCAATCTCATCGCTCGGGGGCTGACCCCGGCCCTGGCAGCGGTAACCAAATGGACCCAACAGCAGGCCGAGGAACAGTTCAAAGCCTCGCTGAACAAGGTCATCTCCGAGCTGAACGCCGACTTCCCCGACTGGATCGACCTTTGCCCCGCACGCCAGGCCGTGGCCGTTTCGGCCTGCTACCAACTCGGCGTCGCCGGAGTTGAGGAATTTAAACCCACCATCGCCCTGATCAAGGCTGGCCAGTACGCCAAGGCCGCCCAACACATGCTTGCGTCCGAGTGGGGCAAGCAGACGCCTGAGCGCGTCCAGAAGTTGGCCACCATGATGCAAACTGGGGAGTGGCCGGCATGACTACCCGAGAGGCCGAGAAACGCAGGCTTTGCGATAACTGCCAGCATCGTCGCCGTGGGGCTAAGCCGATCCTGTGTCTCCATCCTGGCCGCGACGGAACAGATCAATGTCCCGGTTGTGTCCTGCCGGGAGAGGAGAAAGAAGAATGAACGGTATTAACAGTCAGACCATGGCGGGGGCTGTTTCCCTCTTCTCTCTGGCTTCCACCCATCTCCTTCGGGCTTTGGGATTGAACATCCCGGAATCCGTAGACCCGGCTCTTGCCCAGTGGATCCTGGCCGGCATGGGGATTTATATGGTCGCCCGGGGCCAGAAAGAGGCGTTGTACACCCCGGTTCCGACTCCCCCTGCCGTGGGCACGCTTCCAGACGTACTGGCTCCCGAACCATCCCCTGCCCCTGTGGTTTCTCAGACCCCCGAATCCATCACCGCCCCTGAGGAGGCTCCCCATGCGTAAGTTCATGCTTTTGCCGGCCCTGGCCATCGTCCTTGGCGTCTGCCTCCAGATCGGAGCGTGCGCCGGCGTGGGCGGATCGAGTGATCCCGCCTCCATCGCCCAGCAACAGGCAGCCCTGACCTATCTCCAGTCCACGCTGACCGCGTTGCAGACCGCCGAGGCCCAGGCGGAAGCCCAGAACCCGGCGAGCGCCGCGCAGATCAAGGCCCAGGTCGCCCCCGTGCTGACGCAGCTCCAGACTTCCATCTCCGACTATCAGGCGGCCATCACGGCCAACAGTTCCACGGGCGTAAGCACCACGTGGGCGACTGCCGAATCGATCATCAGCACGGCCGTCGAGGTCCTTGGACCAGCGGCCATCGAAGCGTTGGTGAAATAGCCATGAACCTCTCGCGTATCTCCCTGTTCGACTACGCCGCCTTTCGGCCCTGGCTCGCAACCGGGACCGTCATCCTGTGGCGTGGGGAAGACCTTCTTGGCAGGGCGATCCGTTGTTTTACCGAGTTCTCTCACGCCAGCCTGGTGGTGCGAAGCCTTGACCCGGATCACGCTGAACTCGTCTTCCTCGTGGAGGCTTTGGCCACCGGGCTGGAATTGCGTCTGCTCTCCGAACGGATTCAGGGCTACGACGGTCGGGTGTTCGCCTTCCAGCCCGAAGGGCTGACCGACGATGTGCAGGGCAGGATCAAGTCCTACGCCCTGGATGAGTGCGGGCGTGGCGTCCGCTACAATTATGCCGGTCTCTTCGCCAATATCCTTGGCCGGGTGAGCGAAACGGCCCACCGGTTCTTCTGCTCTCAGTTTGCGTCCATGGCCTTGGAGAACGCGGGAATCAACCGCTTCGTCTCCTATCGGAACGGATTGGCCGCCAGGCCCGGCGACATCCCCGTTTGGTTTAGCGGAACCATGAAGGAAATAAAGGTGCCGGAATGAGTCCCTCCGAGGCGGATGATATTTGGGATGCCGTGAACAAGCTGCGGGATTCAGTCTCAGACCTTGGGGCCATTATCCGCGAGGTCAAGGCCATGCTTGCCGAGCGTTGCGACGCCAGGTCTGCACGTATCGAGGTCGTGGAGAAGAAGCAGGAACGCCAGGAGGCGCGGCTGGAGGCCCTGGAGAAGAAGGGGGCATACCAAGCGGGCCGAGCGGCCGTGATCGGCGCCATTGTCTCCGGGTCTTTGACTTTATGCGCCGGCCTGGTCCTCCACTGGATGAAATGATGAGGCACGCCCCTGACATCCTCGCACTGACCGGCTTCGCCCTTCTCGGATATGGGCTTTGGCTGGTCTACGAACCCGCTGCATTCATCACGTGCGGGTCGATTCTGCTTGGTGTCGCGGGTGTAGCAGCCTGGAGGAAAGCCTGATGGGCTTCCTTTCCAGCCTCTTTGAGACCAGGGGGCAGGTTTACAACCCGCTCAACCCCGGAGATCCCGCCCTCACCCAGCTTTTCGGCTGGAGTCAGGGCACCGCCTCCGGGACCATGGTTTCATCTGTCCGGGCCATGCAGCACTCCACGGTCATGGCCTGCATCCGGGTTCTGTCCGAGTCCGTGGCCCAGCTGCCGCTCAACCTGCACCGCATCCAGCCCGGGAAGGGCAAGCAGGTCGCCAGCAACCACCCGCTCCAGACCATTTTGAACGTGTGCCCCAACGGCATTCAGACGCCCTTTGGCTGGAAAGAAATGGGCATGCAGCACCTTCTTTTGAAGGGCAACTTTTTCAACCGGATCATCACGGACAACGCCGGGAACATCCTGGCCCTGATGCCCATGCACCCGGACCGGGTATTCGTCTACCGCGGACCGACCGGCGAGCGCGTTTACCGCTACATCGATCCGACTAAGCAGACGTTGACCTTGCTCCAGTCCGAGGTCCTGCACATCATGGGCATGCCTTCGCCCATCCTCGGTCCGGACGATCCCTTTTACGGCCTCGTGGGCCTCAACCCCATCGAGTACGCCCGGGAGGAAATCGGCCTG